GGGACCAAGAACAAAAAGCTGCGATAGAATCTTTGCAATCTGATTTTAAAGTGCAGACCGAAGGGCTACTAGCCATACAGTCGCGCAACCAAGAAATAGAAGCAGAGATGTCTAGGTACTTAGATATCTTCAAACGACACAATCTAAGTAAGCTAGCCGCAGCTAAACCCGGACTTATAGAAACCAGAGTAAACAATGGCACCAAAGATGTATTCGACAGTATTGAAGCAGACAGCCGTAGCATTGATCGTCTTGATGACGGTCTACAGTTGCAGCCTGATTCCTAAACAAGTAGACGTTATATCTAAACCGATAGATAGGCAGATAGCACAGCCTATCTTGCCTAGAGGCATAGATTTAAAAGAGCCGTACTGGTATGTAGTATCTGAGAAGAACATCGATGAGTTCTTAGACAAACTAAAAAAAGAAGAGGGCAGAATTGTTTTTGTTGCTATGTCTATACCAGACTATGAGCTCATGTCCTACAATATGCAAGAACTTAAACGTTACATCAACGAGCTCAAAGAGGTTGTTGTGTACTACAGGAAAGTTACGACTAAGGAGGAAGAATGAAGATATCGCAAGAAGGCATAGACTTAATAAAACACTTTGAGGGTTGCGAACTAGAAAGTTATTTATGTTCTGCTGGTGTGTTAACAATAGGTTACGGCACAACTAAAAACGTAGTCGAAGGCATGAAGATATCGCAGAATCAAGCAGAAGAACTATTAGCCAAGGACTTAGAGGAGTTTGAAGGATACGTCGAAGATCTTATTGACGTACCGTTAGAACAAAATCAGTTTGATGCCCTTGTAGCATGGACCTATAACCTAGGACCAACGAACTTAAAAAATTCTACGTTAAGAAAAGTCTTAAATAAAGGCGCGTACGACGACGTAGCAGAGCAGATAAAACGATGGAACAAGGCCAACGGTAAGGTTTTAAACGGTTTAGTACGCAGAAGAAGCGCTGAAGCAGAACTTTTTGACGGCAACGACTGGCACGTTTATACATAAAAATAGTGGCAGTAGAATAAATTTGCACATACAATAGGAATTGTTTAAACGAGGGACTATGCAGTTACAAGAGTCACTAAACATAGCGAAAGGCTTAGGTCGTTTTGAAGACGATCACATAGCCCACGTGGCAACGGGAGAAACCGTTGTGCCAAGAGGCATATTAGAAGCCAACCCAGAACTGCGCAAGATGCTCTACGATCAATTTAGAGAGTTTCAAGTCAATCCAGAAGAGTTTGTAGTCGGCTCACCGGCTATGAAAATAAATCCAATAACAGGGCAGCCAGAGTTTTTTGTAGGTAAATTACTTAAAAAAGTAACCAAAGGACTAGAAAGTTTTGCAGATAAATCAGGATTAAAAAGTTTAGGTAAGAAACTAGCGCCGTTAGCGCCTATAGCTGCTGCTTTTGTTCCCGGAGGACCAATCATATCCGGCGCAGTTGGCGCAGGACTACAAGGATTATTAAGTGGAGAAAAACCAAAAGACTATTTAGGTGACGCAGCGTTAGGTGCAGGTTTAGGTGCATTAGCTCAAGGAGCTACTAGAGGGTTTACAAAAGAGGGCATGAGTATATTTGATCCAAACTTTGTTGGACCAGCAGACCCCACTAGACTTGGGGGAGGCGCTCCATTAAGACAGTCTATCGGCATGGATATTGTAAAAGGTTTACAAGGAGAGTCCGGTGGTATCAAAGGAGTTTTAGGTAATTTAGTAGATTCAGATAGCCCGTTAGGAAAAATTTTAGCTTCACCTCTTGGAAAAGAAATAGGGGGAAGATTAAAAATACAAGGACTAGGCGATACGTTAGAAGATACTACTAAAGGTATTTTAGGAGATAACACAGCAGCTGCAATGTTTGGTGGCGGCATGGGTGGCGGCATGGGCGGTTTAGGCGGCCTCGCTAACTTTATGCTTCTTAAAAAATTATTAGACTCTCCTGACAGAAGTCCAGCAGATGTTGTGCCTACAGGAGCAGCCGCTTTTGGATACTCACCAGAACAATTAGAAAACATGCCTAGTTACAGAATAGGTAATCTACAGCCCGCTCTTATTGAAGGCGCACAATACGCAAACGTAAAACCTACTACAATGGAAGAGGGCGGTTTATTAGAAGGCATAGCTAGTATCAAACAAAACGGCAATATAAAAGGTTACAAAAAAGGCGGCATGGACGATGGTCCCGGAGATATAACACCGGCTTTCTTAGAGCCGGGTGAGTTTGTTATGACTAGACCAGCAACACAAGTTTTAGGTGCAAGAAACCTATATAAATTAATGAAACAAGCGGAGCAGATGGCGTAATGGCAGCTTTTTTAAATCCAACAACCGTTGTTAGACAGGAAGATCCGTTAGCCGCAAAAATGCGTAGGGACTTTTTAGAGTCCGCATTTGATTTAGCCGCTGGACCAACGCCTATAGCACAAAAACAAATAGCAGGCTTTGATCCGTTAGAAGAACAAGCTAGATTAGCTGCTGGCGGTTTGGGCCAGTTTCAACCTTTTATACAACAAGCAGCAGGTTTCTTTGGTCCACAAGGAGCAAGAGACTTTTACAACCCGTACGAAGACGCAGTTGTACAACAAACCATAAGCGATCTAACAGAAAGAGCTGACGTACAAGGAGTCCGTGATAGAGCTGATGCTGTTAAGGCAGGTGCTTTTGGTGGTTCTCGTGGCAGACTTATGGAGTCTGAAAGAGAAAGAGCTTTGGGTAGAGGACTAACTGAAAAAATAGGGGCTCTAAGATCAAGAGGGTTTGAAGGAGCTAGAAGAGCCGCGCAAACAGCCGGAACAGGATTGAGCAGACTAGCAACAACAGGACAACAAGGAATTATTAATCAAATAAATGCGCTAACTGGACTCGGTTCGTTAGGCAGAGGGTTACAACAAGCAGGGTTTGACGCTACGTTTGATGCAGCACAAAGAGCTGCACTAGAGCCAAGACAAAGACTACAAACACTACAAGGCATGTTAAGTATGTTGCCAACAGGATTTGCGCAAACTACTTACAAAGCAGAGCCCGGAATTAGCCCACAAGCGGCAGCTCTTGGTTTATTACAAAGCGGTGGTCTAGGAGGCTTATTTGGTAATATGGGGCAACAGTTTATGATGCCTGCACAAACAATACCTCAAATGCAAACGCCTACATCAGTGCCCCAAACAGCTTACAATGTGCCTATATCAGGTGCTAATCCAGAAAACATAGTTAAAAGAGGAACCGGTTTAGCGCAGTTCAACCCTTTTAATATACCTACAATAACTGATTATGAGTTGGCGTAACAGAAACATGTTTACTCAAATGCCGCAGGGGATTACCTCTGGGCTAGCTCCTATACCGAGATACAAAATGGGCGGCATGGTTCAATATTACAACGGTGGGGGCAAGACTTATCCAAACGAAGGATTAAAAGCTTTAGCAAAAGTAAGACCCGACGTCGTTAAAAAAATGGGTTATAAAGAAGGTGGCAAGACTTATCCAAACGAAGGACTGAAAGCGTTAGCTAAAGTAGCTCCAGAAGTGGTAGAAAGAATGGGCTACGAAGAAGGCGGCGAAGTCTTTCCTGTCGATCAAGCTATGAATTTTGTACAGGGCACTGGTCCTATGGGCGTACCGATGCCTAGCGGTATGCCAGCGCAAGTGTTTGAAGAAGGCGATGACGAAATCAACGCAGCTCTTAACAACATGTTAGCCGCTGTAAAACCACAGGGCGA